GGCGAATCGCGCGGATTTCGGCGCCGTCGTCGGTGTAGGCGTCCAGATCGAGCTCGTAGATCTTGCCGTTCGTGTAGTCGCCGACCAGATGTCGCCCGAAGCAAAACGCGTAGCAGTTGCCGCGGTGGCGGTTCTCGCCGAGGCCCCAATACATGCGCTCGTGCCACAAGCCGGTCGCGACGTCGAGGCACCACGTCGCATTCGCTGAGGGGAAGGTCAGCACGTAGAAGCTATGCCCTTCCTGCTGGTAGGTGTAGGCGATGGCGTCCGCAATCGACGCATAGCCTGCGATCGCGAACTCGACCGCGCGCGTCGAGACGATGACCGGCTGATAGCCCTGCGCACGAACAACTTGACCGCGGCCGCGCTTGTCCTGCGTGAGCCAATACACGGCGTTGTCCAGTTTCGCGACCGCGTGCGGCGCGGCGCAGCCAACTTCGAGGAACGCGCCGTTGATGCGCTCGAACGGAAAATCGACCGCGCCGCTGTTGAACCACACCTCGGTCGATTCGTCGCCGAACAGCCATAGCTCGCGGTGATCGCAAATCAGGCTGATGAGCGGATCGGGGGCGCCTTCGGCCGATGCGAAGTCGAGCGCGTCGACGTCGGTGCCATACAGGCTCGTGATGAAGAACGACCCGGTACCCGCGTCATTGACGATGAAATAGCCGTCCTGGAACGCGATGCGGTCGGCGGCCGGAAAATCCACATCGGTGATCTGCGCGAACGCGTCCGTCGCCAGCGTGAAGCTGTATCCGTTCGTGCCGTCGACGGCGACGACATGCAGCCCGTTGTCGGCCATCGACACCGGTCCGGACGTGCTCGAGAGCGTGCCGAGGCTCGTCGCGACGCCGGCCGACGACACCTCGTAGAACGTGCTGCCGACGACTGCGAACAGACGCCCCGAAGCCTCGTAGAGCCCGCGCACCTCGGCCGCGTGCGTGGTCGCGAACTGCGTCAGGCCGGGGGTGCCGTAGAGCGCGATCGGCGCTTTGCCTTCGGGGTCGAGCACGGGATACATGTTCACAGTTCTGGTCGCGTTCACGGACACGCTGCGCGCGCGGCCGGAGCCGCCGAGGAACGGGATTCTCACGCGTCCGCCCGGATGTCGTAGCGCCGGCCCGTCGTCAGGCCCGTGTTCATGATCGGTGCGCGGAAGTTCGCGCGCTTGATGTCCTTTTTCGCGGCGGCGCCGATCGCCGCGATTTCCGGCGCGACCGGCCGGCCGTACTCGGGGCCGAGGCGCATCGCGAGCTGATACGTGATCGCCTCGCGGTAGCCGGGCGGGAGATCCACGGTCGCCGAGACCGATGACACCTGCGCGAGCGGCGTCCAGGTGACAACCTTGAGCGTGCCCGTGGTCGGGATCGGATACAGGTAGAGCGTGCCGAGCGGACTCGCCGGCTCGTAGTAGAGCCAATCCGGCTGGCTCTCGGTGGTCTTGTCGGCGATGCCTGCGAAGGACAGCGCGGGCGCGACGCGGATCGGGTAGTCGATGTCCCCATCGCGCCAGTAGGCCGCCTCGATCTTGACCGGGCGGTCGGTATTGAACGTGCCGCCGGTGCCGATCGTGTAGCTCGCCGCGCCGGTGAGCGCGAGCGACTCGGTGCGCAGCGCGAACACCATCAGTGACTCGCTGCGCCACGCGTCGAGCATGTCATTCAGCGCCTCGAGCGCATCGGCCTGCATCGCGGCGTCCGGCGTCTCGCCCGAGGCTAGCGCCTTCGCCAGCCTGAGCGACCGGCGAATGATGTCCGACCACGTGGTCATTGCGCGGCCTTACGCGGACGACCGCGACGCTTCGGGGTGTCGGCCGGCGCCTCTTGCGAGACTGCCGTTGCCGCCGGTTGCTCCGGCCGCCATCCGGCCTTTTCCATCGCGGCGATATCGTCGCCGTACTGCATGACGTGATAGCCGTGCTCGGGGTGGTAGTAGCGCATGCTCACGCCTCGTGTTTGCTGCCGCCTGGCTGGCGCAGCAGGAATTCATGGAAGTTGCCCGGAAACGGCTGCTCGCCCAGGTGATGCGTCAAATTGATGTCGGGCAGAATCCAGATGTCGCCGCATTTCTCGCGCCAACGTTTTGCGAACGCGTAGTCCTCGCCGAACCAGATGCCATCGATGACGCCATGATTGAACAAATCAACGTTCGGCCCGGCCGGCTCTCCGTAGAGAAGATCCGGGTACGCGCGCATGAACCGATTGACGCCTTCTCGCGTGATCTTGAGGAATCCGGCGGGGATCGAATGCGCCTTGATGCAACCATCATGCCGAACAATCGGCGTTTCGTCGGCGTTCGGAATCAGCGCGCCCATGTACTCTTCCGGATCGCCCTTGAATCGGTACGTCCCGGCGACTACATCGCCTTCGGTTTCGATCAGGCGCAGCAAATCCTGTGGCTCCCATGACAGGTCGTGGTCAATGAACACGATCACGGTCGCCTTCGCGTCCAGCGCCTTGCGCAGCATCATCGAACGCGCGGCGCTGATGTACGGGCAGCCGATTTGATCCCCAGCGCCCTCGTCCCACCCTGCCGCCCGGATCACCGGTACCGACGCCTCGAGCGAATCGAGGCACACCTGGTACGGCTTGGAGATCGTCGGAATGCAGAAGACCACTTTCTTGTGCGTCTCGTCTTTTGCTGCGTGCGACGGGAAGTTGATCGGCGTATTGATCGTGCTGACGTTCACCTGGATCTCCAAAAGAAAGCCCCCCGAAGGGGGCTCCCGATTACACCGTCGCCCAAATGCCCAGACCGATGAGGGTATTGGTCACTTCCTGCGCCCACGCCAGCTGAGTGGCGCCAAAATCCGTCGAGGACGAAATGGCGCTGGTCGCATGCACCGCGCTTGAATAGGGGCGCTGGACGACCGGCACCTTGCCATAGACGCCGATCTTGTCGGCGGCCGCGCCGCCCCACTGCGAACCATCGGCCGAGCCGTAGTCCAGACGTTCATAAGTTGCCATTTTGGTTTCCTTGAAAGGGTTGAACGGGGAGGCCGTCAGGCCGCCCCTAGGTCATCAGGCCGCAGCGGCGCCGACCATCCGGCACGCCCATTCCGGCCGTAGAGCTGCCATTCCGTACAAGATGTCGATACGCATCAGCAACTCGTCGTTGCGGATGTCGCTCGCCTGCCACACGCGCATCGACAGCCCGTCCTGCATGCGCCGCACGCACTTGTGGGCGTCGTCCATCAGCGGCAGGTCGGCGGTGACGAACTGGAACGCCTCTTTGTGGTACATCAGCGGCATCGGGTAGCTGGTCGAGGCCGCGCCGACGAAGGTCAGCGTCTTGCTATCGAAGTCGGTCGTCGCCAGCGTGCCGCCGGTCGAGGACACGACGTTTTTGCGCGCCCCGGTCAGCACGAACGCCGGGCTCACGGTCGTGCCGCTGGTGCCCGGGTCGGCCACGGTGATCGTGAATTGCTGCAGATGCGGGTAGGCGGCCTTGGTTTCCGGATGGCACGCATACACGCCTGCGATGGTGAACACCGCGCCGACGATCTGCTTTGCGACCGCGAGATCGGTGTAAATCTTGATCGTACTGCCGCCATCGGTGACGGCCGCCGACGCGTTCGACGCAGCGGTCACATCGTCCGAGTTGGTCAGCGTCCATACCCGCTCGTTCTCGTAGTAGTCGGCCATGCTGGTGCGCGCGACCAACCCCTCGCGGAACTGCTTCTCGATGGCGCCGCTCGGATTGAAGTAGGCTGCGACACCATTCACCAGCCCACCCATGGTCACGCTGTCCAGCTGGATCGCGCGCTGGCTGTCCTTCGGCGCGAGGTACTGGTTCAGCTTCGCGCGGGCCGCGCCCGGAGTGGACAGAGAGGTAATCGCGGTGCCGGCCGCGCCCGCAACGTTGTAGGTCGCCTTGGTCGCGAACGCGAGGTAGTCGGCCTCGATGCCGGACACCAGCACGGCGACGGCCGGCTCGATGTAGCGCTTCGACAGTTCGTCGATCGATAGCGCGAGTTCGGCCGAGTTGAACCGCATGTCGACGTGATCCTGCGTCGCGACCGTGATGGTGCTGGCCGCTTCGGCCTGGTCCTGCACGTCCATCACGCGCGAACCGGTCGTGCGCACGTACTGGTTCGGCTTGCGCACGCGCAGCGCGGTGCCGTTCTTGGCGCCGGTCTTGGCGAACGAATCGTCGTACTGACGGTCAGTGGTGCCGATGAACTGGCATTTTTCATGGGCGATGCGCAGCGCTTCGCGCGTCACCATGTCGATGGTAACGAGAGAGTTACTCATGGTCTTGATTCCTCTTGCGCCTCACGGCGTTGAAAGTTGGTGCCCGGCGCCTCCCGGCGTTAGGGCGTTGAACGGTTACCCGCGACGCTTGATCTGCTCGCGACGCCACGCGGAGAATTCCGCGTCGGTCATCTTCGAGGGGTCTTTCGTCACGGCTGCGCGGGCACCGACCGGGCTGATCGGCGCGGGCGCGTTGGTGGTTTTCTTCGGGGTCGGGCGGGCCAGAGTGGCTTCGATCCGACCGATGGCGACGGCGGCGCGGAGCGGGTCCATGCGCGCGATCTTTGCGGCCTCTTCGCGGTTTTTTCCGAGGTAATAGAGGACGTCCGCCCCTTTCTCGGCGAGCTGGATCGCTTCGGCCATCGCGCCGGACACCGGCACGTCGGGCGACAGCGCCACTTCCTCGAAGTCGTCGTAAATGTCGGCGGCGGCGTCGATCTGCTTGTCCCACGACTGCTGCATTTCGGCCTGGCGTTGCCGGACAGTCTGTTGCCGCGTGCTCTCCTGCTGTCGCTGGAGCACTTCGGTTACTTTCTGCTCGGCTTTCCATTCCGCCTTCGCCTCGAGGAACGCCTCATAACTGGCGAACTGCTCGGGCTTCGGCGTGCCGTCCTGCGACCGCTCCGGCTGGGCTTGCACGGCCGGCTGCGGGGGCTGACGGCGCATCGCCTCCAGTTCGCCCTGTAGGCGGTAACGCTCGCGCGTCAGTCTGTCGATGCGTTTTTGCACCCCCTTGGGGACTTTGTGGTCCTCATCGGGCTGCGCGGCGGCATCCGCCTCTGTGTTCGTGTCCGGGGCCGATTCCGGGGTATTCGGCTGTTCGCCTTGGTGCGTTTCATGGGGTTCAGGCGTGACGACCCCTTGGCTGATATCGCCAATTTCTTCCGACATGGATGCTCCATGAATTGACGCGCGGAGACGCCCGCGCGATGCGTTATGCGGCCAGTGACATCAACAGGACGGCGACGGCCT